CCGCGTGCTGATGCACCACCGGCCTGCCGTTGGTCGATGTGAGATAGGGGATGCCGTTACGCGATAACCAACGCTTTTGCGCCCCGGCCTGCTTGAGCCCGGTGATGTCCTCAATATCTTGTCTGGACAGAATCACAACTAAATTGTTCCCCGCACGATTGCGGGATTGATAAATGCTTGAGTCTGAGCGGCGACCCGGCCATTATTCTGGTAACGAAATCGGGTAGTGCTCATTCCAACGACAAGCGTGCCGCGCTCGTCCGTTACGCCCACGTTAATAATTTGATAGGTGTCCAGACCACCGGGGTTATCTCCGTTTGCCGGGGTAACAAGGTCAAAGTATTTGTCTATCAACTCGTCCATTTTTCTCTCCGTTGGTAGGTTCGCCCCACAACCGGCGAGGAGGAAAACGCCGGTTGTGGGACTGACCTAACGCGAACGTGGGCGGGATGGCCCACGCACTACCATGCGCTAGGCTTTATTGAATTGGTTTGCGAAGTCATTAAGGATCGGCGCAATCGTGTCTTCAAAGGTTGGCGTTTTGTGGACTTTCATTACCGGCCAATCAATCCGCTCAATACAGACCCTCAAGTGGTGCGTATTGGTGTCAATCGCGCCTGTTGATCTAAGCGTAACCTCGGCGATGTCATCTGCGTCCAGGCTATCAAGTGCGGTGTTTATGTCATCAAGCCGGTGCAGGCACTCGTCGCGTAATTGCGTCAGCCAATACCTCGCCTCCTTTTCGTCATCAGTCATGGTTCTGCTCCCATTTGTCTGCAAAAAACCCGCCAAGCATCAACAGCGTGCCCCAACCGGCAAAGATCAAAAGGTAGATGATTGCTTGCTCAGTCATAGCGGCCACCATGTCATGCTTGCGCGCTTTTTAACGTGGCAGTTGCGTTTGATTCCCTGCGCCGCCAATCCCTCGCGCCGCAATTCGGGCAAACGTCTGCCGGGTATGTATCTGTCGCAGCCCATCCATCGCGCCAGTTCCGCACTCGTTCTGCCGGGGTGAGCGCGCAGTGCGTCATAAACCCGCTGACACTGCGCGCTGCGTATCCCGCTGCGAGTGATCCAATCAGCCGTTTCGTGGCTCGTAATCGGGTCGCTTGTTCGGGCGTACATGGCTAGAAAGGAATGTTGTCATCAAAGTCGCCCGACTCCGCTTGCGCGGCCTGGGGGCGCGGCTGATACGGTTCGGGGTCAAACAGGTTGGCAAACACCCGCGTGTCGCCCTCTTTGCGCTCGAGCCCGGCGAGGTTGATGTGCGCATCGAGGGTGATGTAAGCCTTGCCCTCATGCTCGTGCAACGCGCCGATGTTCACCCACCGGGTTTTTTCGCTGCCGTCCTTGGTAGTGTATTTGCCGTTTGCTACCACCAGTTTTTTCTTGATCATTAGTTGTTCTCCTGTACAAGTTCGCCATCAACAACATCATTAAGTTCGTCGCGTTTCATTCGGTAAGCATCCCGCACCATCTCTTTTGCCTTGTCAGGCAGGGTTTTCGCATCGTGAATAATCGCTTTTAGATCGGCCTCGCTTTGGGCCTCGTCAATGCGCACCATCAGGTCATCGGCTGAAACCTTGGCGATGCGGTCCTTGAGGTCAGGCTTTTTGACTACCTCGGCCTTGACCGGCGCGGCATCGAAATCACCAACTTCCTCTGGTGTGTAAATGCCAACCGCAACACCGGGATAAACTGTGCGGATGCCCTCGCTGATGACCCTTGATCGAAGCATTGCGCGTGGGTACTGTTTCCAGGTTTGCTTGCCGGTCAGCCCTGCTGCTTTGGCACGATCCATCGTCCACTCAATCTCCAACTCACCCCCTTGTGGGTGGCTGAACAATCCGGCCACCTTCTTGTCGGTGTATGAAGTCCATTTAACAACGCCGCCTGCCGCTTGAAAGCGTGCAAGCATGGCATCGGCCTTGAGTGCGGGTCGGCCCTGGATAACGTGGTAGTCGCGTGCCGCTTGCGCCGGGTGCGCGCCCTCAGCCTGCGCAACCAACATAAGGGCAACCGCTTGCTCGACGGTCTTGATGCCAAACAATCCGCTTGCAGCAATGCGCTCTCCCATTTTCTCAATGTCTTGATAAGGTACTAATGTGCTCATGGTTTCTCTCCTTTAAGTACGAATCGGCGTGAGCCGTTGGTAGTGGTTACAAATTCCTTGTAGACCTCTGGCATAGCGGCTTTGAAAGCCTTGTTGTCGAACCGCTTACTTGGTTTCGTGTTCTTCCAAGTCGCAAGCACCCGCCCCTCGATGTCGGTCAACACAGCGTGTTCGCCCATCTCGCCCTGGATCGCAGTTTCTAAAACTGCCTTTTGATCACTCAAGGTTGCAATGGTGGCTTTGACTTGGCGCAGTTTCTTTGCCGCCTTCACTAAGGTTGGATCGGCAACGATCTTTGCGCCGTCATCTTTCGGGAATAGCCGTTTGACATCAGCCTGCGATACCGCCGGGGGTGGGTCGCCTTCTTGCACCCGCAGCCACAACCGTGCCATGCACTCTAAGATCATTTGCTGCAAGTCCTCGTCGGCCTCAACCTCAAAAATCTTTAGGTCGCGGCCCCGCATCAGCACCGGCACAAAAGCCAGTTGCAACCCGGCGCAAGCCAGTTGCTCTTGCACTTGAATGGTGATGTGGTCAGGTAACTCGTCGTAATACAGAGAAGTGGTCTTAGCCTCAACAATCGCCGCTGTCGTTGTCGCACGGCCTGTGCTGATGTTGGTGGTCTGCCAGTCTACTGATCGTGCGTCTATGGTTGCGCCAATGAAGTCGAATTCCGGGTGGCGAAAATGCTTTTGGAAGTCCGTGAGTTCGATCCCGGTTTCACGCGTGAACTCGTCAAGCACAAGGCTTTCGTTATGGTTGCCAAAGCGAATCGGAAACGTGTCAATCTCTGTCGGCTCACCGCGCTTTGCGAGGTAAACGTCCAGGGGGCTAGCAAAGGGGCTGACACCGCAAGAAGGCGCGGCATCTGAACTGCCCATGTATTTAGTGCGGTCTAACATTCCGCACGCTCAAACGCCTTAGCAGCGGCTAGCAGAACGTTTAGCCGGTAGCCTATGCTTTCAAGATCGCAAACACCGTCCTCGATGTTCTGCTCACTGAAAAGTTTTCCCGCGCGGCTGAAATACGATGCCAGTTGAGTGCAGTCATTCTCAAAATCGCCGCACTGTTGCTCAACCCATGCTTGATGTTCGTGGTCTGCCATCTGGTCGGCAGCGGGATCGTCCTCGATTAAAAACAAGTGGCTCATTTATCTCTCCTGTAATAACGTGGGGTAGTCCACAACATAATGCTACCACAAGAGTGATACCGCAGCCACAATAGTTTTAACAATAAATAACTATTGTGTTATCAAAGGGTTAGCCTCCCCATTGCGGGGGGCTTAAATTAAAACAGCGTTTGCTTTGCCTTTACCACACCAATCAGGTCGGCATCACCGTTAATCTTTTGAAGTTGCGGGGTCCAGATTGGGTTTAGTGCTTTCAAAAACTTCTGATCACCTTCCAACACCAGTTGCTTAAAGGTCGCCGCGTTTTCATCCTTCAATCTAACCACAACATAATCGCCATTCTCAGGTTGGCGTGCGGGGTCGATAAGGATGGTGTCACCGTCTTTAAAGTCAGGCTCCATGCTGACCCCGGATACTTTGAGTGCAAACATTCTTTTTTCCTTGTCTTTAACCTTGACGGCCCAAGGTATCCGCTCATCAACAGCAACAAACTCCGCGATCTCAGTCCATGCGCCTGCTTGCACCCAACTAATAACAGGCACGCTGATGATTGCGTGGTCGACTTTCTCTGTGCTTTTGGGTTCACCTTCACCAGTGGCAAGCCACCGGATATTGACCCCTAAGCAGTCAGCCAAGGTTTGTGTGTGTTGTGATGATTGGCTACCTCGCATCTCAAGGTTTGAAATTGCGCTTTGACTGATGTCAGCGCACTTAGCGAGTTCGGTCTGGCCCATCCCCGCCAATCTCCTCGCCTCTTTTAGCCTCTCTCCAAGACTCATGCTTATATCCCCACAGTTTTTTTTTACAGGTACTTTAAGTAGAACGACCAAACTGCACATTACCACAAATGGGGTCGATAATAGACTAATAAGTTGGGTTTGCAGAGCAATCACAAAAGTGGTATTCTCGCGCCCATGAAATGCGTTGCAGAAATTGTAGAAAAGGTTGGTGGGCAGTCAGCATTAGCCAAAATGTGCGGCGTGCGCCAATCGCACGTATGGAATTGGCTTAATCGCCGAGGCAGTAAAGGTATACCGCCGCAACACGTAATTACGGTTGAGCGCGCTACTGGCATCCCCAGGCATGAGATCAGGCCCGATATTTTCCCCGACGAGGGCGGGATATGAGCCTTTTCGCCATCGTGCCCAACGAGGTTATCGCCGACCATAACCTAACGCTTATCGAAACCCGCGTCCTGATTGCCCTTTATTCTTACCGCGATCCCAAAAGCACCCGCCCGGTGTGGCCTGGAAGGTCTGCGCTGTCTGAGCGGTGCGGATACCACCCAAACGTCATCAGCAACGCCACGACAAGCCTCGCCAGAAAGGGGTGGATTGCAAAACGTCAACGAGGCAAAAAGCGAACCGCTGTATACGAGATTCTCGGCAAGGATTCGCTAACCGATCCGGTTAGTTCTAAAGATAGTGCCCTAACCGAACCCGTTAGGGGTGCTGTAACCGAACCGGTTAGGGCCATAGGAACAGACCACTTAACAGACCATAACAACAGGAGAGCGAATGGAAATCTTGCAAAGTCAGCAGCGGGGCGAGCCTTGCTTGCAGAGCAAAGAATTGCCGCCAAAGGTGATCGCTAGGTTTTGGACGCGCATGGCCGAGATTTACGGACACAAGTGGGCCAGCCAGTTTGGTGATTGCGCTGACCCTGATGGTGGCCTGACGAGCGCGGCACAGACATGGGCGCAGGGTTTGGCAAGCATTCCTTTGGAGAGCATCAGCGTGGGCTTTTCGGCACTGGTGAAGAAGGGCAGCGAATGGCCTCCATCGCTACCGGAGTTCCTGGCAACGTGTCAACCGGCCAAACGCCTCGCCCCATATCACAAGATGGCGATAGCACTGCCGTCACCACCAGTCGACCCGATATTAGTGCGCGATTCCTTGGCCCAACTGCGGAAGATATTAAACAACTCCGCTTATGCGCAGGGCGGGAAATCTGGCGCAAGCGAAAAAGTCAAACCCCAACAGGTCGCATAACCTGGGGGGAATGGTTTAGGCAGAAGTTTGGGATAACCCTTGAGCAACTTACCCAGGAAACTAAACAGGAGAGAGAGAATGGTTAGACGCTTTTTTACTTGGGAAGGTCTGATTTTGGCGTATCTGTTGGTGGTCGTCCTTGCCCTCACTGGTTGCTCGTCTACCTACGTCAGCACCAAGGTTGGCGAAACTGAATATGTCTGGCAAATGTCGCTAGAAAAAAATGAGGTTTTAGATTGATGAATGAAGAATCGGATTTGAAGAGATGGGGCGGGATCGCATTAGCGGTGATCGTTTTGATTTTCGCGCTTGGCGCAATCGCCGGTTGTGTAGAGGTTGGACAGACCACGGGCGGCGTTGAAGTTTGCACCGGCGATACTACTGAATGCGGTGATGCTCACGATGAATCGGACAGCAGCACAAGCACAACGACTAATTGACAAAGATAGCCCCGCTACCTTGCTTTTACATCGTCCTTTCGGTTTAACAGTGGGTCTGGTCGCCCGTGGGTAGTGGGGCTTAATTTTTTGGTGAACTCTCGCACTAAAGGCAGGGCAGGCGAGCAGGAAATCGCACGCACGCTGCGCGATGAGTTGGGGTTGGAAATCACCCGCAACTGGCAGCAACAGGCGGCGCAGGGTGGGGTGGATATTGTGGGGGTGCCCGGTTGGGCCATCGAGGTCAAACGCGCAAAGCAATGGAGCAATGATTGGTGGACGCAGGCCACAGCGCAAGCGGTGCGTACAGGTGAAAACCCGGTGCTTCTTTATCGCTTGGATCGGAAACCTTGGCGTGCACGGTGCTGCGCTTGTGCTGTTGGTCTGCACCTTCACTTTCAGATGGAAATGGATTTATTGGATTGGGTGAGCGTGGTGCGCGAGCAATTATGCACAGCGTGAGTGTCACCTTATGCCCGAAAGAAATGATGGTTGCAGGGTTAAATGGGCAGATGCGCCAAGTAGAGAACGTTCGCAAGAAGTACCGACCCCCGACAATGGGGTGCGGTCATTTCAAAGATTGGCAGTTGCACGTTGAGGGCGCGCTTGCAGAGTGGGCGGTTGCTAAACACTTGGGCGTGTACCCATCTGGTTTTGAGTTTGGCAGTGGCGACCTGGGCCGTTATGAGGTCAGGTCATCGCCCAACCCTAAAACGCTGATGTATATGAAACCTACTGATAAGGACGATCACATATTCATCCGCGTCACCGGGGTGAATGGTGATTACCAGATACACGGTTGGATCACCGGGAAGGATGGCAAGCAGTTCCCAAAAGAGGACAAGTACAACAATGACAGACCGGCAATATGGGTTCCGTATGCAGCACTCAAGCCGATGAGTGAACTACCGCGCAATGCCTAAATTCCGGTTTAGATACGATGTCAACGACCCGCCTTGCGATACCTGTTTGTGGGCATCCAAGTGTGAGCATGAGTGCGCTGCGTTCCGTGCTTACAGCAAATGGGGGCATAACGTGGAACCACCACGCAAAGCAGATGAAAACAAAAACAGTCGCCGCCGATAGCCTGATCCCCTATGTCCGCAACCCGCGCAAGAACAGCGCGGCAGTGGATATAGAACAATCCTTAATGACCACATGAAGGAAGATGAGTGGGCCACGTTTGTCTCCGACGTTTGTGGGTGTCTCAACGTGGCATCGAAACCCGGTGCAATCGTCTATCTGGTTATGAGCGCACAGGAATGGCCGCAGATAGACAAAGGTCTGAGAGATGCGGACTTCCATTGGTCGTCCACAATCATCTGGGCGAAAGACAGGTTGGTCTTATCCCGCAAGGATTATCACACTCAGTACGAACCGATTTGGTATGGATGGAAGAACGGCAGTGCGCGTTTAGTTGTGGTCGCAGACCGGAAGCAATCTGATCTGTGGGAAATCGAAAGACCAAGGGTTTCGGAACTTCACCCGACAACCAAACCAATCGAGTTAGTAGAGCGTGCTATCAACAACAGCAGCAAAGGCGGCGACCTCGTGCTTGACCTCTTTGGCGGGAGCGGTAGCACGCTGATCGCTTGCCAGAAGAACGGACGCAAGGCGCGGTTGATGGAGTTAGACCCGAAATACTGCGACGTTATTGTGAAGCGGTGGGAGCAGTACACAAGCGAACAGGCAACGTTACGACAGCGGGAGGCCGCTTAATATTGCGCTATGAATGAACCTAAAAAGAAGGTCGGCAGACCGCAGGCCGAGATTGATCTGGAACAGGTCGAGAGGCTTGCCGCTATCGACTGCACGGAGCCGGAGATTGCCGCTGTGCTTGGTATTGATTATGCAACCTGGAAGCGACACAAGAAACGCAACCCGGACATAGTGGAAACCGTAGAGCGCGGCAAAGAGAACGGCAAAGCATCGTTGCGCCGGTTGCAGTGGAAAACAGCAAGTGAGGGCAACCCAACGATGCAGATATGGTTGGGCAAGCAACGCCTTGGTCAACAGGACAAGAAGCACATCGAGCAACAACAACTGGAGCCACTGGTAATTGTCACGGATCGAACTGACGAGAGCGCAGACGAGGGTATTCGAAAGCAAGCAGAGGTTTCGGGTGCTGGTAGCGGGGAGGAGGTTCGGAAAGACCTACCTCGCACTCACTGAACTGCTCCATGCCTCAATCGCTAAACCCGGCTCAATCAATTGGTACGTTGCGCCGACTTACCGGCAGGCCAAGCAGATCGCCTGGAAAAGCCTTAAACAAATGATACCGCCGTCACAGATTGCCGCGACTAACGAAACGGACTTGAGCGTGGAGTTGCACAATGGAACCACCGCAGCACTTAGGGGTGCTGACAATTACGATGCTCTGCGTGGTGTCGGCCTTGACTTTGTGGTTATGGACGAGTTTGCCGATATGCACGCCGGTGCGTGGTTTGAAGTCCTACGACCAATGCTTGCAGACAAACAAGGTCGCGCACTCTGGATTGGTACACCGAAGGGGTACAACCACTTCCATGACCTATATCGCTATGCCCAGGACACACCCGAATGGGGCGCGTGGCAGTTCACGACAGCGGACGGAGCGCGGGTTGCGGATGATGAGATAGCCGCAGCGCAGCGCGACATGGGGGAGCGGGAGTTTCGCCAGGAGTTTATGGCAACGTTTGAAGCCCTGGCAGGCCGGGTTTACAGCAACTTTGACCGCGACGAGAACGTGCAAGGGGTGATGGACAATGGCGGCACACTGTATATCGGCATGGACTTCAACGTTGACCCGATGACTGCTGTGATTGCCGTCAAAGCCGCAGACCAATTGCACATCCTTGACGAGATCGAGTTGGGCGATAGCAATACTGAACTGATGGCAGGCGAACTGAAACGCCGCTTTAAGAGCCGCAGCGTGGTGGTCTACCCCGACCCATCAGGCCGCGCACGCAAGACGAGTGCACCTGTTGGACGCACTGACTTTGCGATATTATCCAACGCCGGGTTTGATGTGCGCGCACCACGGCACGCCGCCCCGGTTGTGGACCGCATCAACACGGTACAAGCCGCACTAAAAACCGCAGACGGTAAACGTAGACTTTATCTAGACCCGCGCTGCAAGAAACTAATACGCGCCCTTGATGGGCTTACCTATGTCAACAACCAACCGGATAAGTCCGGGGGGCTTGACCATATCACTGACGCACTTGGATACCTAATCATGGGCGAATTGCCTTTGCGCAGACACATTGAACCACGACAACCTATACGGTGGAGTTAAATGGCTAACGAGAATATAACTCAGACCGGTGCAACTTATGACGCTTACGCAACACGATGGGAGTTCCTGTTGCGTTCTTACCTGGGCGGCGATGATTGGCGGAACGGTCAATACTTGACCAAGTACAAATTGGAAAGCGAACAGGACTTTAAGGAGCGACTGAACCAAACCCCACTGGATAACCAGTGCAAGAACGTGGTTCATATCTACTCATCATTTATCTGGCGTGATCGCCCGACCCGCGAGTTTGGTGGGATCAAAAACGACCCGGCGTTGGAACCGTTCTTGAATGATGCCGATCACGATGGCAGATCGTTCAACACGGTCATGCGCGAGGCAACTATCTGGTCATCGGTTTATGGTCACTGCTGGTTGTTGCTCGACAAGCCAAGCATTGAGGCCGCAACCCGCGCCGAAGAACTGGCCGCAGACATTCGACCCTACCTTACGCTGATCACACCCGAGAACGTCTTTGATTGGCGTTATGAGCGTGTGCCGTCCGGCGCATACCGTTTGAGTTATCTGAAGGTACGCGAGATGGGTGACAAACGCCGGTTCCGCATCTGGACTCCCGAGAGCATTGAACTATGGGAAGCCGAAAGCGAGAAAGACCCGCTACTGGTTGAGCGTATGGATAACCCACTTGGGGCGATCCCTGCCGTGTGCGTATATGCGCAACGCTCATCTATTCGCGGCGTTGGGGTGTCGGACGTTGCTGATGTGGCTGACATACAGCGTGCGGTTTACAACGAGTTGTCAGAGATCGAGCAGTTGATCCGCATCGCCAACCATCCCTCGCTTGCCAAGACCGACAGCACGGAAGCAAGCGCAGGCGCAGGCAGTGTGATCCAGATGCCTGATGACCTTGACCCCGGCCTGACACCGTTCTTATTGCAACCCAACAGCGGCAACCTCGACGGCATCCGCGCAAGCATCGAGGACAAGATCAAAGCAGTGGATCGGGTCACGCACCTGGGCGCGGTGAGGGCAACGGAGAAGCAAGCCAAAAGCGGCATCGCCTTGCAAACCGAGTTCCAGATGCTCAACAGCAAACTGAGCGAAAAGGCTGATCTATTGGAACTGGCCGAGGAACAACTGTGGACACTGTGGTGTGCTTGGCAGGGCAGGGAGTGGGATGGGGTTATTGACTACGCCGACTCGTTTGATCTACGCGATTATCAGTCCGACCTTGAGTTCTTGCAGATGGCAAGGGCAAGCGGCCTGCAAAGCGGCACGTTCCAACGAGCGATAGATCGTCAGATCGCCGCCCTGGTGGTGGATGATGATGAACTGGCCCAGGCTTACGATGAGATAGCACAGCAACGCATAGTCGGTCAGTTCACCACGGAGTTGCCGGTTGCCTAGCCCCGCAGAGATTCGCCGCCTGCAAAGGGCGCATGAGCGGCTAATCGAAAGGCTTGATGCTGAACATGGGCGCAGGCTTGAGGGGGTGTTGGAAACCCTTGAGCATGAGATAGAGAAACTGGTAACGGCGGGTAAGATTACCCCAGCCCAGGCAATCGAAAAGCGGGTAACTATTGAGGCCGCAATCCGTGGAACGTTCCTTACCTGGGCGCACGATAGCGTTTCAGAGTACGACAACGTGGCAGGGGGGGTTGTTGCCATGATGCAGAAACTTGGCTCGATTGAGGGTTGGGTTGCTGCTGATGCCGCCACCGTCAATCAGTTAAAGCGCATCGCCTTTGCAGGCTACGAGGACATTGCCGCAAGGTTTGTGGATACCCTGGCGACCGGTCTTTACCAGAACACGTTGGCAGGGCGACCCGCTACCGATACGGTGCGCGAGATGCGTCAAGCAATCAATGGCGTGTTCGCCAAGAGCGACGATGCTGCTGCGATGGAACTGGTGGAGTTTGTCAAACAGTACCAAGATGACCCGAGCCGCGCCAACGAGGTGGCAGAGGCAGTGGAGCAGTTGCATACCATCCATGCGCGTGACCGGGTGGGCAATAACCTACGCCGCTATGCGTACCAACAGGTTCACGATGCGCTGATGCAGTTCAATGGCTCGTTCACCCAGGCCAAGGCGCAAGAGGCAGGGCTGACCCATTATGAGTATTACGGTTCTTTAGTGCGTGACTCGCGCCCCTGGTGCGTATCCCACGCAGGCAGGGTTATGAGCCAAGATGAAATCAGAAAGGCATGGGCTAACAGCAGTTGGCAAGGTAAATCATCTGGCGATCCTTTTGTGGTTCGCGGTGGCTATAACTGCCGCCATCACTTTATGCCAGTCGATCCAGACTGGTACGGTGACGCGGCGCAACCCGGTGGCTAAATATGGTAGACGAATCAACAGACACAAACGACACGCAGACCGAACCAAGTACAACCGAAAGCAAAAGCATCGAACCCGCTAAGGTATTTACCCAGGATGAGGTGGATGCAGTTGTCAAGAAGCGTCTGGAAAAGCGTAATCGAGAAGTTGAGCGCAAGTTTGATGGTGTAGACCCGGAGGAATATCGCGCAATGAAAGCCGCGCAAGATGCCGAAGAAATGGAACGGCAAAAGGAGCGTGGCGACTTTGAGAATGTGATGAAACAGACTGTCGAGAAGTGGGAAGTCAAAACTAATGCCCTTCAGGACGAACTGCGCCGGGTTAAGGTAGATGGCGCGCTGTTATCTGCCGCAAACCGGGGCAAGGCGATCAACGCCGAACAGGTGGCGAACCTGTTGCGATCCAACGTGCGCATGACAGAGGATGGGTCGGTTGAGGTTGTCGATAACGGTGGAACCGCCCGGTATGACGATCACGGCACACCACTGACCCCGGATGCCTTGGTAGACGAGTTTTTGTCAGGAAATCCGCACTTTGTTGCCGCAAACCCCGGTGGCACTGGTTCGCAATCGTCTGTCGGTGGCGGGTTGAGCAAGGAGAAGGATATTATGGAAATGAGCCATGAGGAATTCGGGGAATATCGAAAGACGGCGTACAAAAAGCCAGGGTATATCAAGATGGCTTGACATGGCCCTGAGAGGGCGTACAATCGCCACTACTGGGTTTTTATACAGTACCCCTAGACCGGGCTAGGTAAACCTCTCGGGGTCGTCAGACCGCGCTGACGTTAATCAACCGGGGTGGTTGGCACCGTGGCCGACCTTTGCAAACACGGGTCTTTTAACCGTTATTGCATTGGAGGCCGTTAATGGCAAGCACCACCACAACCACTCTCGACGATCTGTTTACCAGTATCGTTCGTGAAGCAATTTTCACCGCTCAAGAATCATCGCTTGTGCGTAATCTCGTCACCACCTACGACATTTCCGGTGATGACGGCAAAGCAATCCAAGTGCCCATCTATCCCGAAGTGTCTGCCGCCGCGCTGACAGAGGGATCGGATATGTCCTCGACTGCCGTTTCAACGTCGAGCGTCACCATCACTGCCGCTGAGGTTGGTGTGCAGGCTGTTCTCGCTGATCTCGCCGCTAAATCTTCTGCTCGTAATATCGCCGCTGATCTTGGTAGGGTCTTGGGCGAGGCAGTTGCCAAAAAGATGGACGAAGATTTGATCGCCCTGTTCGATGGTTTCTCAACTTCCTTGGGCGCGACTACCACCGAACTGACTGCCGCACATTTCTTCAATGCCGCCGCGCAGTTGGACAACGCGAACGCACCTGGCAAGAAATTCGCTGTTCTGCATCCGTATCAGGTTTACAACATGAAAGCGAGCCTGACCAATACCTTTGCGAACCCGAACGGTGGCGACCTACAGAACGAAGCCATGCGTAACGGCTACGTTGGAACCCTTGCAGGGATCGACATTTTTGAATCAGCCAACATTACTGTTGATGGTTCTGGCGATTCCAAGGGCGCAGTGTTCGTGCCTCAAGCGATTGGCCTTGCCGTCAAGTGGGATGTCAATATTGAGCCGCAGAGGGATGCGTCGATTCGTGGTTGGGAACTCAACGCCACTGCCTGTTATGGAGTGAGCGAGTTGAAGGACGCCTACGGAATCGAAATGTACTTCGACGCCGGTCTCTAATAATTCCTGACAAGGGGGGTGCGGGTAATACCGTGCCCCTCACCCTTGGGGGTTAAAGCATGGCGATGAGTGCTGACAGTGATCTGACGGCGTTACAGCCGGACATACTCACTTACGGTATTAGCGCGTTCACTACAGAACACGCAAAGGCTCAGGCTGACATTCAGCGTGAACTGCGTATCTACTGGTGGCCATTTAAGAACATCAGCGGCGAGATGAACACCACGCTGTTGACTGAATCTCAGTTTACCCGGTGCGCCGCTTACCGCGTCCTCGGTTGGTACGCACTGCCGCAACTCACCAAGTGGGAAGCGTCAGGCAATGAGGACAGGTATCAGCAGATGATGAAGTTCTACCGGGATGCGTACTCGGAAGAACTGGATCGCATCATCAAGGACGGCGTGGAGTATGACGCGGACGAAGATGGAACCGTGTCGTATAGCGAAAAGACCTCCTTGCATTTTGGGCGACAGGTGAGATGAAGGTAAACGTTACGCTCGACGATAAGAAAGTCCAGGCAATGCTTAAGGCTTTCCCGAAGCGTATCGAGAAGTCATCACGCAAAGCCTTAGCCAAGGCATCGGCGTTTGTGGAGTTCGTTGTTAAAAAACGAACGGCAAGAGGGCAGGGGTTTGATGGCGCGTTCCCTGGTTATGCTGCATCCACCAAGCGATCAAGGGGTAAGCGGGGGCGAAGCACTGGCAGGGTTGATCTGATGGATACCGGCCAGATGCTTTCATCAATGTTGTGGAAGGTTAAAAGCCCATCCCTCGGTTTAGTGTTCTTTTCAAACACTCTGGCCGCACGAAAAGCAATGTGGCACCACACCGGCGCAGGGCATCTGCCAGTACGCAAGTGGTTCGACGTAAACAGTCGTGAGGAGGTATTGGTTGGTAATCAGTTCCGCAACGAATTCATCAAGCAGATGGCTAGGGCATGAGCAAGCGTGAAAGCATCGCAAGCAACATTATCACTGTTCTGGATGCGATGTCATCGCCCGAACTTGCAAAGATTACACGCGATCCGTTCCAGGTCGACGATTTGTCAGACCAACAGTACCCGGCGGCGTGGATCGCAAGCAGCGAGGAAGTGCGCGCCGATACAACAATGGGCAGCACTACACGCGAAGGAACGATTGATTATGTCATCGTGGGTTACGTCAAAGGGTCAAGCATCGACACTTCTAGAAATGAACTTATCGAGGGAATCGAGGAAGCATTGGACGCTGACAGGACACGCGGTGGCTACGCTCTCAACACTGAAACTGTACTTATCGAAAGTGACGAGGGCGTTCTTTTTCCAATCGGAGCCGTGCGGGTCACTGTGCGAGTGACTTACGACTTCACGCAAGGAGCAACGTAATGAAACCAATACAGATGGAGTGCAAGGGGTCAATCGTCACGATTGTGTACCCCGAAAGAGTCAAAGAGTTGGAGGCTCGCGGCTGGACTGTCGTGGGTGCCAAAAAAGTGGTAGAGGCAAAGCCGAAGCCAATCGTAAACAAGCCTAGCGACGAGGAAAAATAGTTATGGCGAATCATCACGGAAAGGACGGCACTGTCAAGATTGGAGCGAACACTGTTGCCGAGATTAAATCATTCAGCCTGGACCAGACCTCAGATACGGTTGAGGACACTGCGATGGGCGACAGCATGAAGTCCTACAAAGTCGGCCAAGGCGATGCCTCTGGATCAATCACTTGTCATTTTGACGAATCCGACACAAGCGGACAGGGCGCAATGACGAATGGCGCGAGCGTGTCACTTGCCTTATATCCTGAGGGTGCGGATTCTGGCGACACCTATTACACGATGACTGCGCTTATCACGAGCGTGGGCATAAGTGTTGATATGGGTGGAATTGTGGAACGCTCGTTCGGGTTCCAAGTGACCGCAGGGGTGACCGAAACCACCGTCTAACAGGGGATAACAAATGTCAAATGGTGCTCAAGTTCTTGTCAACATCGAAAAGCATTGGCGATCTCAACTGGACAAGCAGATGGGGGAAGTGGTGGTGCCCGAATGGGATGTCACCATTTTCTTCAAGCCAATGAATCTGTCGCAACAAAACCGAATCTTCAAGTACGCGAATGAAGGATCGCTCGAATCACTGGTTGAAACGCTACTGATTCGTGCGCTTGATGCTGACGGAAAAAAGTTGTTTTCCAATTCCAATAAAAAGTTCTTTATGGAGAAGGCAAGCCCCTCATTAATTGCTGATGTGGTTTCCGCAATGAATGATGCTCCTGATACAACGATTGAGGATGCAAGAAAAAACTCCGAACCGGCGACCAAGAAATCCACCTGATATTTCGGGTTGCCGAACACCTTGGAATGACTGTCGGTGAGGTGTTTGAAAAGATGACTACGACCGAACTGACCTACTGGGCGGCGTGGTTTGAATACTGCGTCCAACAGCAAGAGATGAAACGCTAATGGCTACCGCTGACGCAACAATTAAAATTGTCGCAGAAGATAAAACCAAAAAAGCGTTTAAGTCGGTCAATGGGAATCTCAATAAAACGTCTGATGCTCTAAAGGGGCTCGCCAAAAGATTCATCTTTGCGGCGGGAGCGGCAGGGGTCGGTGGCTTCATTAAGTCCACCATTCACGCCGCTGACAAACTTGACAAACTCTCCACTCGTCTTGGTGTTAGCACTAAGGCATTATCCGAATACAGGCACGTTGCAGAAATTGGTGGCGTTACATTTGAAACGCTAACAATGGCTTGGCAACGCATGACTCGGCGCATTGCAGAGGCGGCTATAGGAATGGGCGAGGCCAAGGATGCGTTAAAGGAATTGGGTCTCAATGCCAAGGATTTGAACGAACTGCCTCTTGATGAGAAGTTCGAAATCGTTGCTGAGGCTCTTGCCGGTCTTGGCAGTGAGTCGGATCGTGTTCGCCTGGCAATGAAATTGTTTGACTCGGAAGGTGTTTCGCTGATTCAAACAATGGAAGGTGGCGCAGAAGGTATCAGGAAGGTTAGACAGCAGGCGCGTGATCTTGGTTTAACACTGGATAAAACCACTACCAAAGCGGCCGCGAAACTTGTAGACGAAATGGTTGGGGTAAAAGCGGCGTTGCAGGGAATTGCGAATAGCGCATTACCCGCTATCTTACCCCTGTTGACCAACTTTGCTGTCGTATTACAAGGTGGCATTAATGCTCTGAAAGATTGGGGGAAGGAACTTAAATTCCTCGCACTGGTGTTTGTCGAGTTATTCGTAATCAAAAAGATTACTCCCCTAATTCTCGCAATGAGTGGGGCAATGAAGGTTGCCACATTCTCGGCGCGAGCATTAGGGGTTTCGATGTTAGCCGCGTTCGGTGGTATCCCCGGTCTGATTGCAATCGCTGTCACCGGAATAATGATGTACACGGACGAGGTTCAATGGGCGATCAATAAGTTGGGCCAACTGACCGGCGTTAGCAACGATCTAATGCAAGATATGAAGAACCTTCCATTAACGCTTGCCGGGTTAATGGTTGCATTTATGTCCACTCTTGAAAAAGCGTGGAACCGAGTCACGTTCGGCTTTGATATTGCTGTCCTAAAAATGAAAAAGATATGGACAGGGTTCCAGATGTGGATTGTCAGGCAAGCCCACAAAATGATGATGGACATTGCTATCACACTAGCGGATGCAGGGTTAGATGAAGCGGCGGCGAAAGTGATGGATGCGGTTGGCAAATTAACCGGAACGTTCAATGGACTAAAAGATGGTCAAGCGCACACAAGACGAGAAATACAAAAGACAACAAGCACGTTAGAAAAAGCCAACGCCAGAGTTGATGCCCTGGCACTTGAAACAATCAAACTGATTGAGGCAGACAAAGACCTTACAAAAGCATCCAAAGATGTTGAGAAAATAATCGTAGAAGAAACCGGGGCAGTAAAAAAGTTGACAAAAGCGATTGGCGAATGCACGAAGGAATACAAATTCCTTTGGAACGGTGTTTTCGATCTCGACAAACTATTACAAAAGCCAACCGTTCACGAAGGCGAAAAAGAGTGGGAAGGGATGGCGATAACTCTTTCAAAAGCCGAGCAAGCGATGAAGGACTTTAAGGATCAGGTCGCGGATACTCAATTTGAGAGCGACATTCTCATCGACAAGATGGAACTGCTTGACCAGTTATTCCAGGATGGAGCCATTGATGGTGATACCTACAAAGACGTATTAGATGATCTGAGTGCGGCAATGGGTGATGCAGGTGAAGAAACGGTAATGCTGACGCAAGAGGTTGAACAGTTGCAGACCGCTTGGGAGAAGATGGTCGATGGGATAGATTCTGCTTGGACAGATA